TCAAAAAAGTTAGCAATATATGTCGTATCTGTGGTGCCAGGGCTCCCAAAAACGTGCTGCGTCGTGCCAAGAGTGCTTCTTTTCACCCACCCCGCCCAGGTCCACGTTTTACGATTTCCAGCAGATGCCGGGGTGCGGGACAAGTAGGCACTGTCACTACTATTGAAACGCAGCGAACGCTCGATCTCGTAGCCAGCGGCGGCACCACCGGCTTGACCGGCGGCACCTGCTAGCGCATTATTAAATACTGCCATAACCTATCAAGCCACGTAGTTGGCAGTAAAGTTGACGGTGATTACTTCAGAGCCACCAGTAGCATCCAAGACAATGTAATCCAGACGATCAATCGCTGCTGCAGTAGAGGTAGTAGTAACACCAGCTGCTCCGCCTACAAACTTAAATACTGAGGGGAAGCTAATGGCATCAGCACCCCCGTAAACAATAAAGATGCTGCCAGTCTGACCAGCAACAATGTTGGTAGGAGCACCAACGGTAGTAGTACCAGAAGTGGTGATCTTGAAGTTGTTAGATGCAGAGAAGTCAGGGGTAGGAGTAGCACCAGTCAGGTTGGTAATAGCTCCACGTTGAGCAGCAGTGAAGGTTTGAGCAACGTCAGTTTTAGCGGTGTCAGCGTCGTAAGCTTGAATAGTGACACCAATGTCTGCCGTATCAGCCTTAGCAGCAAGGTCAGATGAGGTAGCAATACCACTAATAGAGACATCGGTGTCTGTACCACTGTTATCCCAAGTAAGGGTATCTACTTTAATTTTTCCGTAAGCCATAATTAGTTAAGAACAAGTAGTTTAGAATTTGCACCAACAGTAATGGTGACGCTAGGATCTAGCGCAATGGGACCAACACAAGCTGCATTAGTATTGGCAGCAATTACTTTGTTGTTAGTAAGAGTTTGGGGCGTTTCAATAAATGCTGCATCAACAGCAACATCAGTAAACGTTAGATTGCCACTACCATCAGTGGTAATAGCTTGTCCTGCCGTACCATCGGCTTGCGGATATTTAAGACCATCCAACACCACAGAACCAGTACCATCTGGAGTGATGTTAATGTCTTTGTTAGTGTTAGAAACAATGGAATAGGTTTCAACATCTAGGTTGCCACCAAGTTCTGGACTAAGGTCCTCATTAAGATTGTTGATACCAGAACCACCAAGGGCACTGATAGACTGCCAGCTAAGGTTTCCAGAACCATCAGTACTAAGGACTTGGTTTAGGTTACCATCAGTAGTTGGGAATGCAAGACCGTTGATGTTATTGATCGTACAAAGACCAGACTTCTGGTCCACAACCATGAAGTTACCAACAGTAAACTTACCATTATGGTCAGTACTTGACTGCCAAACAGCACCATCGTTTAGCTCAACAACACGGTTGGCTTCAATAGGCTGACCACCATTTTCAGGAACTGCATTATAATCAGTACCTGAACCCACATACTCAAAAGTGTGACCACCAGAGCTAATATAGGAACGGAAATAGAAGTTAACGGTAGCTCCACTGCTAACAGCAGCATTCAAACCATCATTAATAGAGCGGTTAGACGGTCTAGAGTTAATAACATTGACCCTATAACCAGTAGGAGATTGCTCTGTACCAAGGGTAGTAGAGCCAGTAATAGTATAAATCTCACTACCAATCTGCATGAGCATGTCATCTGCAGGTCGAGTAGCATGAGTACCAGTACCAAACCATCCAGCAGGGATAGAAGGGACATTGATATCTACATACAAGTCGTTGATAGCAGCTGCTGCTTGTGCAGTTGTACTATAAATAGGGCTTGAAGACTTACCATCAGCAACCAAACCATACCGACCAAAGTCAGTAGTACAGTTACTCAGGTTAATACGACCACCGTTAAGGGCTTTACAATGATAGTGGCTAAACGTTCCAAAAAACGACACAAACTGGGCATAAGCATTGTTACAAACCAATGCACCAGGACCATCAAGGGTGATTTGGGTAAACGAATCAACCACCATTGAACGCAACGGAGACGTGCTAGACACATCATCACCGTTGATATAGAGACCACCACCAGTCATATTGGAGGTTCGGTCACCACCGAAACCACCTTGACTTACGTTGTTAGGATCAAAGAATCCACCAAGGCTATTATCAGCGTTATACTCCTCTTCCGTGTGGTTGTAGATACCGCTATCCATAAAGGTCGTACAGTTTTGAATGTACGGACTCTTATAAATAACAGCATTAGGGTAGAATGCAATAGCCCAACCTTGGTTCTCAGGCAAACCATAGGTAGCATCATTATCTACAGAGTGACCACCACGGGTACCGCTTGCTTTAGCACCAGCAATAGAGAAGTTACCAATCTGAGTACCACTATTTACGCGGAACAGGGTGTTTTCTTCAGTATCAGGAGTAGGGTGAACAAAGCAGCTACGCAGAGACTGACCAATGATGGACAGGTTATTAACCGTAATATCAATAGGAGCAATTTCTCGGTAGACACCAGGAGCCACCAAGACAATATCACCAGGATCAGCAGAAGCAACAGCTGCCTTAATGGTTTTCATGGGGTCAATAACCCTATGACCATCGTTAAGGTCAGAACCATTAACAGAGTCAACCCAAATAACAGTGGGTTGGGTAACAAACGTGCCACCAGAGACAATACCAAGCCAGTTTGAACCATTCCAGATGTACAGGGTTTGATCGTTAGCATGATCATACCACAACTTACCGGCTTGCCAATCAATACCAGAAGGCGTACCAGCCTGTTGGATCACATCATGACGACGTTCAATAGCTCCAGCCGTAGCCAAAGCATCATCTAGACCCACCCAAGAGGGGCTACCAGCGTTCTGTTCAGCAGTGGTGATAACATCATCTGCTTTAATCTTAGCGATGTCTACAGAGCCATCAGGGATAGAAAGCTCTACCTCACCATCTGCTGGACGGTCCAGCTGGATAGGAGTAGTAGCACTGATCTGAACCACACCTTGTTGAGAGGCAGTACTCTTATCAGCAGCAATAACAGCATCACCAGCAGTGTAGGTTACGCCAATAGCATGACCTTCATTGATACTGACAACACCTTTATTGGTTTTAGAGCTATCTTCACCTGCAATAACCGCATTACCGTTGGTATAGGTAACATCAATACCTTCACCTTCATTAATGCTAACAGCACCTTTGTTAGTTTTGGAGCTATCCTCAACAGAGATGGTAACTTGCTTGTTAGAGTTGGTACCACCAGTGGTATCAGTAAGGTCGATAGCCTCGCCTTCTAGCAGGTCATCAGTGATAACCTTACCAAGCTGTCCACGATTTACCGCATCATCATCAGTATTAGCATCGGCTACGTGCTCAACACGCAATCCTCGTGCATCAATAGACAGAGCATTTTCCCTAGAAGGAGTAGCACCATCTCGTGCAGTATTACTACCTTCTTGAGCAATGAAGCGGGTTTGCTCCAAAGCAAGATTAAGCTCCTGAGCCCGAATAGTGGACCCAGGAGTAAAGGTAACAACTGACGTGTCATCAGTCGTACGCTCAATAAAAATAAAAGCCCCATTAGCTGGGGCTGTATTAAACTCAATAGTAGAGTCATTAGCAAACGTGTAGTTAATCAGAGCAGTGCCCTGACTAATATCACCTGAAATGACTTGAGGATGAGTAGGATCGGCAGTAGAAGTAGTATTCTGTTGTAGTTGAAAGACTGCATCAACATAAACGTCAACGTCTGCTTTCGCAATGTATTCAAATGGAATTGAGAATAGGACCTGTGATCCATCCCCATCGTATGTAATTTTAGTAACTGCCATTAGTTATGGAAAGTTAAGGGCTGGTTAGCGTGGAAACTATTTACCAGTCTGTCGCATAAACCTTTCAAGCTCTGCATACTGACCAGAACGACCAAGTGCAGATTTGATTTTACGATCTTCAACTCGTTGCCTGTATTCAGGGTTATTGTAAAGAAACTCAGCAACAGCTTGTTCTTTAGCGTCTCTAAAGACTGCTTGAATATCTTGATACCAACCTTGTTTAGTCAATTTAATGTCATTAGCTGAGCTGAAATTCTTACCGTTTCTGTAAGTTTCAAACTCACTCTTCCATTTTCTTGAATTAAACAGTGCTTCTAGTTCAGCACGTAGAGGACCTGTTGACATATACTTCTGAACCTGAGACATCTCAAAAGAGTTAAGAGGCTCATCTCGATAAGTAGAGAGATCCTGAGGCAGGTTATAGCGGGTTTCTAGTAGGGTTTGTTTGACAGGATCATCATCTGCAAACGTAATAGGGATAGGCGAAAGTTCATTAAAGATTCTCATTAAAGGGTGTTCAGGACCATAAGTGAGTTCTTTACCTGAACGATCTTTACTCAAGATGTCGTATTTAGGAGGAAGAATACCTTTGACCAGTACATCATTTTTAATCAGCATCTCGCCCAGCAGCTGAGCTTCTTTTTGGACAACATCAAAGACATCACCAGCAGATTTCATCATGCCAGCCATAGGCAAGTGAGAACGGATATACCTAGATCCAGTCCTTTCAAGAAGATCCTGAGAGGTTTCAGGATTCATCAAACGTGCAAGATCCTCAACACCAGAAAGCATTGATTTATCCACAATCACGCTACCAGCAAGGAAGATGATTTTCTTTACCCAATTCTCAGTCCAATCTTCACCCAAAACCGTAGCATTTTGAACCACGTTAGCTGTCATAGCAAACAACGTGTTAAATGGTTCGATGTTATTGTACGAAAAGTACGTTTCAGTTCCAGGGATTTTGAAAGAGTTAAATGGAATCTTTTTATTCTTCATCAAATCACGGGTTTCTTTATCCATTGGAGGATCACCCGTCATGTTGCCGCTAAGAGCAGCAACAGTTGCCATACCAATGATGACAGTGCCCATAGCTTCTCTACCTTGCAGCAGAGCCTGTGCTTGTCCTAAGTCCTCAGGGCGAATACCATATTTCTCAAGGTTAATACCCTTCATGATATCATTACGCCTAGTCATAAGCCGTTGAGCGGGCGTATGTTCAAACGCAATTTCAAGAGCATTAAAACCAGTACGGACAAAGGGGAAGAAAGCTTTCATAAACTTAATGTCAGAAACCTTTTCTAGCCCAGCCAGATTTCCTTGTAAAGCACGAGTCATAGCAGCTTCATCACCTGCCATTTTAGCAGCTGCATCTGTTACAACATAACGTCCTTCGGCATTCTTAGAAAAGATTTCATTACGGAAGTTTTCTTCATATTGAAGAGAAAGTTTCTTAATGTCGTTTAAATCTTTACCCTCATCAATAAGCTTACGGGCTGCTCGTGCTCGCATTTCCATACGACCAATAACGGTCCTAGCAAAAGCGTCACCAGCACCCATAGCATTCTGACTGTATTTAACGAAAGGATTGGTGTTCCACTTCACAGACATGTCAAGCATTCTATAGCCTAACTTCTCTGCATCAGTACCGTACCGTTCAACGTAAGTGTGAAGCTTTTGCCATTCAGCAAGATCAGCTCCAACATCATACTTCATGTCATAGCTAAGTGCTTTACGGTTTAAACCTTGATCCCAGTTGTGTTTAAACATCTGGAAACTTTCACCTAACGACCTACCAATAGCATCAATTTGAGCAGCAGCAATGACTGCTTCTTCTCGACTACCACGTAAGGTAGCACCAAAGTATGCTTGCAAGGGTCTCAGCATACTAATAAAATTAGTACCTGTAATAGCCTTAATTGGAGTCAGAGGAGCACTCAGAATAGAGTTATAGAAGTGACCTTGAAGTTGTTTACGCCATTCACCTCTAATCTCTACACCGTTGACTTGTCCACCAAATAGTTTGGCACGAATAAAATCATGGATATGCTCAAGAGTCCTGACATTAGAAGTCAAAGCTTGGATCTCCAAAAGATCCTTAAGTTCCTGAACTCGTCCTGTTTTTTCAAGACGCTTCAACTCTTCAATGTACTCATCAACTTCAGCAGTAACTTTAGCAAGTTTAGCTTGTGTAACTTCAGCAACCTGCTTAGGAATCATACCTACTTGCTGATAGCGACCATCCAAACCCCACATGTAGCCCATCTTCTTGTGCTCAATAAGAGCAACCTTCATGGCATCAAACACGCTATCTGCTTGGCGATAAATGGAAACATCATCCCCAAGATGGATAGCTCCTGTAGCAATGCCTTGAGCTTTCTTAGCAAGAGTATTAATGGTCAGCTGAAGAGCTGCCTTTTGAGCAGGAGAAGCAGTGACAATTTCACGCCCATTATCAATATAAACACGAGCGTCTTTTGCATTGTTCTTGAAATAATCTGCAAACCTTGCAGCAATGTCACCGCCTTCTTCAATCATAGAGGTGAGTTCATTTGCTTGACGAATAATCAGCTGCTGAACTTCTGTATAATCTAGGGTGTTTTCAGGAAGTTTAAAAGCTTCTTTAGTAAGATCATCTGCAACTTCAACAATGTAATCATGGATGTTTTTATCTCCACGAGACATCTTAGCCAAAGCAGATTCTGTAGCCCAGAAAGTAGAAGACTTACCATCTCCACCAGCTTTTAAATCAGAAACACTTTCTTTAAGGTTCTGTTTAATGGGGTCTACTTCTTTACTAAAGGTAGCTTTCTCTGTAGCATTAAACTTTTCAGGGTTAACAAACTCATCAGGCTCACGACCTAATGCTTCTTCTAGATCATCTTTAATCTTGACACCACGACCACTAGCATAGCGATCTTTTGCCATTTCTTTAAAAGCCTCATCATCACGGACATTAGCATCGTCCATGTAATCAGACATGACTTTATTGCCAACCTCATTAGCTTCATCTACAGAAGCACCTGCTGACTTAGCACGAATAGCAGCAACGCGACCTTTAACAAAACCAGTAATAGTGTGAGCAGCACCATTCATGCCAGCACCCACAGCTACAGTCTTGATTCGAGCAAGCCAAGGGTTGTCTTCATCATCAACAGCCAAAGCGTTACTAACCCAGGTAGACATCCAGGGGACATTATCTTCCACCAGATTCATAAGGTTAGCATCTTCAGAGCTATCAGAGATGAGTTCAGCAAAAGCACCCTCACCTGCAATCTTAGCGCCCTTACCAACAAACTTAATGGTACGGATACCTTTGGCACCTACTCCCGCTGCTCTTGCTGCTGCAAGACCACGAGCACCTAACCTCAGACCACCTCCAACAGTTCCTCCAACACCACCAGTAGCAGCAGTTAGAAGACCAAATTCGACCAGTCCACGGGTAAATTTGCCAAGTCCTGTTTTGTTTTCAGGAACCCACTCATCAGGTATATCCAACCAGCTAGCATCACCAGCCTCATAATCATTGCTAAAGGGGTTTTGACTGCTATCAACAGGACGACCAATCAAGGCATTCAGTCCTGTTTTAAGTGTATCACCAGTAAGTTCAGCAAAACCACCAATACTTTCTACTGCCTGAGCAGCGCCACCTGCAAGGGCAGCGCCAGTCTCAGATAGAAAAGTTGGTTGTTGTTCTGCTTGTGGTTGTTCTTGAGGCTGAGCAGCTTCAAGTTCAGCTTGGTTAGCAGCTTCAACTCTAGCAGCCCGAGACATAAATTCTTGAGCCCTTATCAAATCTGCCTCATTAATCTGAACTAAACTGTCAGCATTAAGAGAAGATTGATTAAGTTCATTTTCCATAGTAATCAACCTCCTTTGTATTTTTTAAGAACAGAGAGTGTGTACTGACGCATTGAAGGGTAAGGACCAACTGCACCATAAGTCTCGCTGTCCCAATTGTTGAAACCACCAGTACCACCATACCAGAAAGCAGCAGCCTTACGAACAGCAATATCTGGATCACCGCCTGATGCATTAATTGCTTGACGGATGTATTCATTCATTGCTGCAGCAGCCAGTTTTTCTTGATATTGTGGGTTGTTAAGAAACTCTCTAATGCTAGAAGGACGACCTAAACCAAATTTAGGTCCCCACGTAATAACATTACTCCACAGAATCTGGTATTTACCAAGAGCAGGATCTTTATCATTACCTGTTCTAGGATCCCAGTTTTCCGATTTATAGTTACCACCTGATTCTTGGAAGCCAATAGCTTTAAGAACGTTTGTAGCAGTAACGATACCAGTTTGTTGAGCAACTCTGTTAGCAAGTTTAGGGCTTGGATTTCTAATCAAAGAACTCCTAAGCTCAGGACGTTCCTTAAGGATTTGATCAAGAGTCTTAGCTTCATCAGGAAGTTCAACAGGAGGCAGAACATTTCCTGCAGCATCTTTAGTTAAAGCTCGCTGAAAGTTAAGAATCTCATACGCTGAATAACGACCACCAGTTAAGGTAGCCAGTTTGTGAAAAAAGGTGGCTGGCCTCCCATTTCCTGATAGCTGTAAATCCCTAGGATCAGTAACAAAAAGTTGTGTACGAACGGCATCGGCATTAGATAGAATGGTTGAGTTAGCTTTACGAATATAGCCCAGTTGACGCATTTCAGGTTTGTTTCGTGCAGGACTGGTGTTGTAATAAGTAAAGCCTACACGACCAGGACCAGCATGATATTGTAAACCACTTGGGTCTATACCGGGTTTGTTCTGTTCTTTAATTTTATTAGTTACTAGCTGAGCAGCAAGCCTAATTGCTTCAACTTCAGTTCTAGCTTCTCCTGATGCAAGCAAAGCCTTAGCTTCTTTACGCATCTCATTATGAGCGTCTAGCTCAGCAAAAGCCAGACCAGGAGTATCAGGTCCTAGAGTGCTAAAATCTTTGACACTGCTTTCAAGAGCTGCTGTAACGTCTTTTTCAGCTGCTTTAAGTACGTCCTTAGATTCAGAACCAAAGGCTTTTTCTACAATGTCTCCGTTTTCTTTGTACTTACGGTACACAGAAGGTTCAAACTTTTTAGCTTGTTCTTCTGTAATCTCACCATACGTTTTAACGTAAGTCTGAGCAAGCTCTTCTGATTCTTTAACGCTTAGATACAAAGGTTGCCAAGTTTGAATCCATTGAGCAAGTTCCCTGCCTTGTTCATAGTGACCAAAGTCACGCATGATTTCAGAAGCCAAGGTTCGCTTGGTGGAATCACTAGGAGTTTTATCAATGAAAGAAGCTGCCAAAGCTCGCCTCTTTTCAGTGATCTTCATACCTGCTTCGTTTTCATCATCCTTAAACTTAGCATAAGCAGCATCACTAGCAATACGATTTAGTTCGTTAATATTGAACTCATCATTGTATAGCTCAATTAAACTACCTTTGCGTCCTTTAGCAGCAGGATGATCAAACTTAGTGTCCTGAAGGACCTGTATAAGCTCTCGTGCCCTTTGTGGGTCTTGAGTAGCAATACTGGTGTAAAGCTTCTTAACGAGCTGTCTAGAAGCCTTGTAGCCGCCTTCAGGTGCGTTCAAGTTCTGAAGCAACCTAGGGGCAATCTTCATGAAAACTTCTAGCTGTTGCCCAACCGGAACAGGGTTGTTAGGATTGGACATAGCTGTCATCAAGGCGTTCTCCTCATCATCCAGCATTTGCTGGTTTTCTTGAGTTAGGTATCCTTGAACGTATTGATCCCTTTGAGTTTTAAGAGTTTGATTAAGTTGAGGTAAGAACTTAGTAGCACGTACCTTAGCACTCAGACCAGCAGGGTTATTATTCTTTAGATAATTCTGCTTGACGTAATTAGCAGCAGCTTCCCACTGATTAATACCTTCATACTGGTTTAAAACAAAGAGTTCACCTGTAGAAGGATCTTGAATTTTAGTAGTGTTGTTCTGTAGTTCAGCAAGAAGATGTGGACCAAAGCCGTTAGCGGCTTCGCTCATTGCTGCTAAATCCCAACCCTGTTTATAGTATCGAGAAGTCCTGCGTACACGAGTCTCGATTTCTTGGTCAGGAGCTTTAGCAGCAAAGTCTCCAATGTCAGAATGAAGTTTAGCACTATTCTGATAGGCTTGATCAACTTCTGCTGAATCTTGAGCCAAAGCTTCAGGGGGCTGGCTCATGTAGTCCAGCTCACCCCGAGCCCTTTCTTCTTCAATATAGTTCTCAGCTTGTTGTTCTAGAACATCGCTGATAGTTTTACTGAATTTAGAAAGGGCTTGTAATTCATAATTTGTGTTTTGACGTTGGATGTCACTAACACGCTTCATTTCTTCGATACGCTGAGAGGCTTGCCTCTCCATTCCACGGATCCGCTCTTCGCCCTGCTCTTTAATTTGAGCAGCCTCTTCACGCATACGCTTAGAGGGATCAGCAACGACACGAGCACGGAATCCGATAGACTGTGCACTACCTTGATATGGCATGATTTTAGTCAACTAAAAGTTATGTTTAAATGCGATCTAGCTGATAGCCAGTCGCATAAGACGAAGCGGCTGCTGACACAAGGTTGCCAGCCAAGGCAAGACCCGAAGGTCCTTTAGCCATAATAGGTTTAACAGGAAGAAGAGACGCCTCAGGTGCCAAGGGATCAGCAGGGAGATTGTTCCAAGCTGCCATGTTAGCAGAAGATTGACCAAGCAGAATACCTTCTTGAGCAATGCCAGAAGCTCTACCTGCATCATACAGGGTCTGTTCAATCTGAGCTTGCTCAAATCCAAACTGACGTTCTGCATCCATAGCTTGCATCAGGAATGATTGTCCTGCTTTACCAGATGCTAGCACAGCACCTTGAGCTTTAACAATATTAGCAATGTTTTCCTGTTGCTGGAAAGCAGCAGTGGTACGTTTTTCAGCTAGCTGTTGAGACTCAGCACTGAGAGCACGGGTAGCTTCTGCTTGGTTAGCAGTAAGCTGAGCATAATAAGCATTCTTTGCAGCAGTAGCAGATTTAAGTTCGGCTTTATATGTACGACCTTTTTCACGATCTCTTGCTGCTGCAATCTGTAGTTCTTGTTGATATTGTTGCTGGGCGATAGCATTGGATCTAGCTACTGCAGCTTGCTGTGCTTGATGCTGCCCTACAGCAGACATAGCATTACCAGCAAAGCTAAGAGCACCAATAGCCGCGCCTACACTAATGGGTTCACACATAGTTTCATAAATTCAATAAGAGGAACACCGTTGATAACATAATACCTAAGAAATGTAAAGCCAAGAATCTTGAGAAGTTTAATGTGACTCTCATTCCTCATGTCAGCATGGTTCCAGAGGTATTCATTTGGGAGACTCTTTAACCAGCGTCTCGCTTCTCTAACGAATGTATGTGGATATTCTTCACTAGCTTGTGTGCATAGCATCCAGATACGATTATCAGGAGTCACGCCTGCCACACCGGCAGCCTTGCCGTTGGGCACCGTGAAGAATACTGAGTAAGCAGAACGATAATAAGACTCCAGGACCGCTGCTGGAGCAGTCAGTCCCGTTGTCTCTTCTACTTCACGTTTGTCTTCCCAACGCAGGTTAATACCTACTTGTAAAGCTAGTTCAGGGGTGCATAGTTGAATGTACTTACTTTCGTACATGTCGTTTGCTGTTGTAGCGTCCATCCCAGCTTGCTGAGACGACGGTTGCGGTAAACGGGTCAGGGATTTTAATAGTGAGAGTGTACTTGTTATTCTTCCTATGGATAGGAACCATCACAGACTTGTACAGTTTGGATGGGATAGAGTTAAAGTCTTCGCTGTCAACAGACATACCAGACTCATACTGAATGTAATCATCCATTTGAGGGGATGACAAATGGAACTCCATAGGACCAGAGACACCCAGTTCAAAGTTCAAACGATCAATCCGTAGATCACCGTTCACATCATATTGACCAGGGCTAACAGAGAAGTAAAAATTAGGTAGCTGAACTTCAGCAGTATACTTGTATCCAACAGCAATGTTCATGCTAGAAAGATCAATGTTATTGAAGTAAGCATTGTCACCCACAACACTATCAGGGCTTCTCACATACCCAGCATCTGTACCTGACAAAACAACAATGGCAAAATCATCACCACTGTTCTGGATTTCATAAGGGACATTAACTGTGGAGATTTTAGTGTTAGAATCGTAGGTAGCAGTGACTTGATACATGTTATCAAGGGCTGCTTCAAACTTCCTACCTGTCGTCAAGATGTCATTAGCAGGAGGATCTCCAACAATATAGCTGCGGTTAGCAACAGTGTCAACCAACAGCTCATGCCTAGACAGGATGTACTGGCTGCCTTGCAAGGTGACAGTAAAGAAGTTACCACCAGTATACAGGTTATGGACTACAGTCCCAGCAAGAGTCCAGCTATACCAAGCTGACTGCTCTCGTTGTGTACCGCTGTCATAGTACTTGTATTGGTACAGAATGTTCTCCCCTGTCTTAGCGTAGCTTACCAGACCAAGCTGTGCAGAGTTAGCTACCTTGTCAATGTCTTTTGGAATAAACTCAGGAATAACACGAGTCTGTTCAACCACTTTAGGAGGAACAGTCTCATCCTGAATGATCATCTCAAAAGCTCTGGTATGGGCTGCACTACCTGTAGTAAACAGGATTGATGTACCCAAGTCAACAGGCTCAACAGTAGGGCTACACTCATAAGAGGATAGCTTCTTAAGTTGAGCAGTAGCTGGAGCAAACCTATCAGAATCAGTAAACAACATGAACTGAGCTGACTCACTAAACAAGATCACACCCTTCTGTAGGGGGATGACATGATTTAGAATAGCAGGTTTGATGTCAGACGCAGCAATGTCGATAGGGTCTGCATCGCTGACAGTGATAGCAGAAACAGTAAAGAAATTAAAATAATCAGCAGGCTGACTAAGAATGACGTTCTCACCACTAATTAAACCTAAGCGGTTGCGATAGAAGAAGATGTCCTTAATACCTTGACCAACAAAGGTAGGGTCAGGATTGGTTTCCAAGTCTCCCACTTGACGATCAACCCAAGTATTACCAAGGGGATCACTGGTGTCAAGACGTCTGAAACTGAACGTACCATTCCTATTGTTGACCAATGCATGAGGCATTGTATCATAATCAAGACCAGCAGTAATACCAGGAGCTACAGTCTCTTCCCAAGAACCTGTACCTTTGGTACCATTGTCAGCTACAAACTTGACATAGTAGTCATCAGCTTCAGATTCTTCTGTGTTAGAAACCTTAGCAATGTACCCGTCTTTACAGCTAGATGGGAGCTTAGATACGTTTGGTACAGAGTCTTGGATAACAACAATAGAATCGTTTACTGTACCACCTCTAGCTTCAATAGTAAAGGAAGAACCAGAACTGATAAACAAACCATTACCAATGATCTCTACGGTAACTGAATAGACAGACGTGATGCTGTCCTTCAGACCACCGAGAATACTGTTAATGCTAAGAGTACCTTCATCAGGATTCTTAGGAGTTTGATAGAATCCTACTCCAGAATCAGCATAGGTTTGATAGCTTTGAGTGTCTTCAACAGTTACAGTGTAGCTGACACCTGAAACATCTACAGTATAGGAACCTGTAGGGCTAACATTAAAACCAGTCTCTTGAAGAACTACCTCAGCAATGTACTGTGTACCGTACCTAGGATAATAATGCTGAGGGTCAACGCTATGTGTAAAGTAATTAGAGTTAACCGTTACAGTAAACCTCAGTCCTGAGGCATCATCATAAACCTCAGTCTTACCTGCAAATTCAGAGTTACCACCAACGCCGTGTATTACTTCCCAAGTACCATCACTAGTACCTGCTTTAACGACCTTCAAAGCCTTGGCTCTATGCTTAGTCGTAGTTGTAAGGTTAGAACCATTGATAGCAACAACATACTCAGCATTGTAAGCTACAGTCTGTACTGTAACAAATGCATAGTTGTTTTGGAAAGACGCTGTAGTACGTGCTGTACCTACAGTCTTTTGAGGATTAGTGATCAGAGTATAGTCCCCAATAGTCTGAAGACCATAGGGTTGTGTAGCACCACTCAGATAGCTATAGCTACCAGAAGCTACACTGACTGTTTGCTCAGCTCCTGTGAACAGGTTCCAAACTCTGATACCACTGCTTGTGATTTGTCCAATAAATTTTTCGTCAGAATCTCTAACGATCTCAAACCATTGACCATTACTCGTCGCGTTAGCAAGAGCACCAACGAACTCACCAGGAGAACGTTTAGACAGGCCAAAGGTTACATCAGGATATGCATTATTACACGTCCTGACTTGACCAGGGAACTTAATAAAGTCTGGCTGTTGTGAGACGCCTCCAAGAAAATTGGGAATACGTTGGTTAATAGATGCCATCGTTAACGACTAAGAGCTTGGAATGGTTTATAGCTGGTGTAAGGATTCCTCAGATCACTGGAGTTAAAGATGTTATAGTCAGCTTGCTTGGTGTCATACTCAAGAGCAAGAGCACGAAGCAGAGCCTCATCAGCAGCAAGCAGCTTAGATGCATTCTCATCACTCACCATACGAGTGCTAGCGATTCTAGCAGCACGTGCGGAGATGTAATCACGGAAAGACTGAGGGATATCAGGAAACTCAAAGAACCACACTACATCACAATACAGAGTATCAATCTTTGTGAACTTGTAAGAGTGAGAGTAACGGTCATACAGTTTACCATTACGCTGAATCACATCATAGTTATCAGCATGTTTGTAACGGTTAACATCTAGTTGGAGAACAGTGGGAGGGATCAGAACTTCATCATTTGAGTCTACCACAAAAGGAAACTCATATTCAGTATTGTAAACCCAGCCCTCAGACTGAACTTCACGACAAATCTGCCGGAGAGTATTCTGAGCAATAGCAACTTCAGGGCTTTGGGTATCTAGTGTATTGACAGGAGACTCGCCTACACTCATAAGAATGTAGTTTACAGCATCCAGTTCGGTGGACGTTGCGTAGGAAGGACTTGCCATGATAATAAAAAAGGGAGCCCGAAGGCTCCCCAGTATACAACAAAAAAGTTAAATCAGAAAGCAGCGTCAGCGGATGCACCAGCGTACAGCTCAACGCAAGCAGCAGGGTTCAGGTAATCAGTACCCATAGCCAGACGGCCCAGGATCACGTCACCCTGATAGATCACGGAGACGTCACCGCTGGTGACTTGCACTTGAGGTCCAATGGTTTCAACCACACCAGCAGCTTCGCGCTGGAAGATCAGACCGCAGGAAGCATCGAAGGAAGTAGCAGAACCATAGGCGTTGTTTTCGCCAGTGACGGTAGCTTCAATCGAAGAACCCACGAAGGAACCAGGATTGTCGATGGTCGAGTTGGTACCATACTTACCCAGGAAGGGCAGGTTCATGGACTTGTAAATCTTGATACCAGCAATCGACATGATGCCTTGACCGGACTGCAGGCCAGTGCCTTGCTCATCACGGTTGATCAGAGCGTTGGATGCAACGTTCTCGACCAGGCTGTAGTATTGACGGGGGCTGAGGACAGCAACACGACCGTCTTGAGACACACCCTTCTCATCCAGGACAGCAGCAGCTTCAAAGAAAGCAGCCACGATCTTGGTGGAGTCGAGAGCGTCAGCAGCCAGTGCGCCAACTTCAACCTGAGTACCACCGGGCTCAACCTTACCAGTTGCAGACACGGGGTGAGCAGCACGAGCACCACGTGCAATAGCACGGAAGATGCGACGGTCATAGTGCTCAGCAAGAGCATAACCGATCTTACGGCTGATCTCGCCACGCAGCTCATAGTGAGCCAGGGTCTCATCGAGATCATAGACGAATGCGCTGGAGACCAGCAGGTCATCCACCACAATGGTCTTCTCAGCCACCGGGGGATCGCCGGAGCCAAGGATGGGGGTACCAGGAGTATGGAACCCAGCGTCCATACGACCAGTGTAGATGAACTGGAGAGACTTACCGGACTTGAGGGTCCGCTTCATCACCAGATCACGAGCGATGGTGTTGTGCTGGAAGCCTTTGAACATCTCGCCGCTAAACAGCTTGAGATACAGTTCGTACTTATCACCAGCACCACCGTAGCCAGCGCCAGTGCTAAGATTAGCACGGCCTAGCGCAGTTTGGGTAGCGTTAGCCATTGTTAATTAAAAAAAAGATAGTGAAAGAATCAAGTTAGCTCTATACTATCTAGAATATTCAGAGCTTTGTAGGCTCGCCTGTTTCCAAAGAAAGGAAGCATCGCTGTCAGACACTTGGTTACGTCTTGTTTGTTACCAACTCTCCAACGCCAAGTAGGCTTGACGTTAGGTCGTTCACGGTAAGTCACATAACCGCAATCCATAATGTCACGAAACTTTTGGATGACATCTTTATCAGTCATCTCAATTTCTAGTTGACGACGTACTGTACCTTCACCTTCGTAAAGACCAGCAGCCCACGCAATTTGAATAGGATCCATAAATTGTTTTGAGAACTTAAGGGCGTCTCATTGCCACAGCTGCGGCAGAGGGTGTCCTCCGTAGAGGGCCAATGCCAAGAGGAGCCAGGTCCGACTCTGAGGTGCCTGACTCCAATGCTACTTAGAATTTAGTAGCGTGAGAAATGTAAACTACGCCGCGATACTTCAGCTTGGCTTCTTTAGCAGCAGCCTTTTGCTCCCGTACACGGGCATCCAGTTCGACTTTGGTCATTGTTCGGATTGAAGTACCTGACCCCCGTTCCATGGTCAGGCGACATGCGTCCCATTAAGGGATGAACGTACGCAGCTTAGTTACATCGGGTTCTTTAATTTTACTTAGCGTATTTACGTTGGGGACGCTTGGCAGTTTTGGCAGACTGTTTAAAATCAGTAGAACTGGGAGCACCTGGACTACCAGGCTTACGCATACGCTCACCACTACCTGCTGCAATACGCTTCCTTTTGGCATGGATATTCGCATAAAGACCAGGCTTAGCCATAACGCTTTTTAGATTTGTTTTTAGCAAGGGGTAGTTGAGGACCACTCCTCTTCATGAAGACTTCTTTTTCATTAGGGTTGGTAGTACCTTTACCCTTTTCATAAATCTTCTTACCCTTCATAGCATCCTTATGACCTTTTGGATTAATCTCAAAGGATGCAGCAATAGTCAAATCCTTTCGGGATTTCTTTTTACTTTTCATTCACCAGATACCTGGAATGATTTGTCCAGTCAGTGCATAAGAACCCAAAGCAGCCACGATACCAAGCATAGCAAGGCGACCGTTGAGCTGTTCAGCTCGTTCATTGTGGGGAACAGAGTAGTCGTGATCAGGGTACATCATTAGCCAATGGTAGGAGCAGTCAGGGCAATTGGAGTAGCTTCAACAGAAGCCAGATCAAGTGGGAAGTTATGTGCATTACGTTCATGCATCACTTCAAAACCAAGGTTAGCTTGGTTCAAAATGTCAGCCCAAGACCGGACGACGCGACCTTGTGAATCAAGTAGAGACTGATTAAAGTTGAAGCCATTGAGGTTAAACGCCATGGTAGATACACCAAGTGCCGCAAACCAAATACCAACAACAGGCCAAGCAGCAAGGAAGAAGTGAAGGCTCCTAGAGTTATTGAAAGACGCATATTGGAAAATGAGTCGTCCGAAATAGCCATGAGCTGCTACGATGTTGTACGTTTCTTCTTCTTGTCCAAACTTGTAACCATAGTTCTGAGACATATCCTCAGTCGTTTCACGAACAAGTGACGACGTGACCAGAGAACCATGCATGGCAGAGAAAAGACTCCCACCAAATACGCCGGCCACACCCAACATGTGAAAAGGATGCATAAGAATATTGTGCTCAGCCTGGAACACCAGCATGTAGTTGAAGGTGCCGGATATCCCCAAGGGCATAGCATCTGAAAAAGAGCCTTGTCCAAACGGATAAACAAGGAACACGGCAGTCGCAGCAGCGACAGGAGCAGAGTACGCAACAAAGATCCAGGGCCTCATCCCTAATCGATAGCTAAGTTCCCACTCGCGTCCCATGTAAGCATAGACGCCAATGAGGAAGTGGAACACGGTGAGTTGGAATGGACCCCCGTTGTACAGCCATTCATCAAGTGAAGCAGCTTCCCAAATTGGGTAGAAGTGTAGTCCGATGGCGTTGCTGCTCGGAACGACGGCTCCCGATATGATGTTGTTTCCATACAACAAGGAGCCTGCGACAGGTTCGCGGATTCCATCAATGTCAACAGGTGGGGCGGCGATAAACGCCAAGATAAAACAAGTAGTAGCAGCAAGGAGGCAAGGAATCATCAGCACTCCAAACCACCCAACATAAAGGCGGTTGTTAGTCGAGGTCACCCAGTCACAGAATTGATCCCAGGATGACTCTCGTTTCAGAGCAATAGATGCTGTCATTTAATTAATAAATAAGTACAGTTTTCCTCCCACCCACCACAAGTGTGGGTTAGAACTTGTACTTCAGACCAGCTTTAGTACCGTAACCATTCTCAGCAGCAGTGATGAAGCTCACTTCACCATACACGCTGAGCTTTTCGGTAGCAGCAATGGAGCCACCAGCCTTACCAGACAGTTCCACTTCGCTGTCACCACCTTCAGGAGCAACAACAGAAGGACCACCCTGGACATACCAGGAGACTTTACCAGAACCACCTTCAACACCCACATGGTTGTCAAGGGTAGTGCCGCTGTAAGAGCCACCAGCAAAGCCACTGTTGGCTTCAACGTTTACATAGGGACCAGCCATTGCAGGTGCAGCAGCAAGGATCAGAGCAGAAGAAATAGCGATTGCTTTCATGATAGTTACTTAGATTTCTTTTTAATGATTGCGAGATCAGCTCGCGTGATTTTTTTATGAGGCTTAGCTACAGCAGCTAGCTTCTTTTGTTTGGGTGAGTATTTAGAGTAGGGCATCACACCTTAATGTTTGAACGTTCAAGCTTTCGCATAACATCCATACGGTAAGCGTCATCATTGTCATAGCGGGGGTCATTCATATCACGAACAACCTCTGCCATACTACGATAAGCTTGACCAGTTGATGACTGTTTACCAGTCACCAGCTCAGGTGTACGTCCAACTGCATCTTCGTATTGAGAGACCAAAGCTTTAACGGCAAAACGAACAGCTGCCTGATTGGCAGTATTAATGACTTCATCAAATGCTTCGACGTCTTCTTGAGGAAGATTCTCGCTAGCCCATTGTACAACCTGAGCGTAGCCTTCGTCACCACCAGCAAGGTTCTTGATGTTTGTGATCTCTCGATCAGACAGAGTAGACTCTGCAGCATCATAACCTAGCTGACCACGAAGGCCGCCAAGATAGGCGTCAATAGTAGCATCAGAGAAACCAGCTTCATTGAGTTGATCATACATCTCATTAGTAAGAGTACCATCGTTCTCATAGAAGTGATCGTTCATTGCCCACGGATCAATACCTGCGTTCTGAAATACATCAGCAAGGTTGTCACCGTATGCTTCTTTGACAGCATCAAAGTTAACGTAGCCTTCTTCATCATAGCGTTCAAAGTCACCTTGGACTTCTTCATCGCTATCATACTCTACGTCTTCCTCTCCACTATCATCGTCTGCATCATCATTACGACCAAGACGTTGCTGAAGTTCAATGTAAGCTTTCTCAAGCTCTTCAGCGTTCCGATATTTACCAGCAAGAAGTTCTTCCTGGTCTTTCAACATCTGTTCGCCTACTTCTAGGCTGTCAGCTTCCTCAGCTTCCCGTGCTGCAATAGCTTCGGGATCATCAGT